CTTTTTAGACTTGGACGTGAGGCAACTGTTAAGCCTCGAACGACGACGGGCCAAAATGAGTTCGGAAACGTTACTGACGGCTATCCTGAGTCTGAAACATACAAAGTTATCGCTTTTAGAACTTATCCGAACCGGAATACACAGGTAAATTCTAATCGAGGAGCGCGAGATCAAGATAGTCCGGTCTTTATGGTTCCAACGGGCGGCGAGCAACCAGATCCACCCGATCCTGAAGATGTACTTGTCTTTGATGGAGACGAGTATGAGGTAAAATCGCATACTGAATACGATACTCACGTTGAGTTTTTCGGAGCGCCAATTATTCACGATCAGACTGATCTCTAATGGGGAAGAAAATTGAAGTTCAAACCAATGTTAGAGGTGCAGATCAAGTTGGTGACGCGCTTCTTCGTGGACTAAACGAGGGTCTGGAAGACACGGGCAAAACCTTGCTTCGTAAAGGTGAGGAATTTGCGAAAGACGAGGTTGTTGGCGCTCGTCGTGTCTGGACTGAAGAAGTCAAGCGTGGGTTTGATTCGAAAGAAGATGAGTCCATTGCGATGAATCGAAGTTACGTTTGGCGTGGGAGTATTTTTAATCCAGTCAAACACGCCGACGTTGTAGATCGAGGACTTGCCCCGGCGGGCGAGATCACCGGGTCAAATCCATCGGTGCAAGATATAATGCCGTGGGTTGTCGATAATCTTTCCCCGGCTGATTACGATGGCGGTGGGGGAGATCCCGGTTTTACTCCCGGTTCACCTTACGATGGTGGAAGTGGTGGAATAACTGATCCTGATGCTTCAGTATCTAACTACCGTGAAGTCTCTGAAAAGGGAATTCAGGAATACTCGATGGAGTCTGAAAATCCGAGGATTGCTGAACTTGAAAATGGCCGTGAAGTAATTTTCAAATCCAGAGATGGACCAAACTCCGGCGCTGTTAGAAATGAAGTCGTTTGGAGTCGGTCGCAGGAAATTGCGCCCTTCGATAACGTTGGTCCTCGGAGTCGGACTGACAAAACTATTATTGATGGGCAAGAAGTCACGGGGACGATACAGGAATGGGTTGATGATTCAGATGAATTTGTAGAAGCTGTTGAAGTTAGCGAACATTCTCCTGATGATGCAGTTAGCCGTGTTGAGTTTATGCAAGAAAACACGGAATGGCTGGCTTCTACAAGAGCATTAGATTATATCCACGGTAATCAAGACAGACACCGAGGTAATATTAGGTTCAAAAACGGTGAACCCAGAGCCATCGATAATGGTGGAGCAAGATACGATGATGGTCTTCGAGCGGCAATGCTCAAAATACCCGGCGAACTATCTGATTATCGAAAATCGGATAATGAAGAGGAACTGCTTCAAGAAAATCTTAACTCACTTGATGATCTTGAGGAAGTCTTCGGAGATCTGGAAAACAACCTTCAATACCGAAAGCAGATAATTGAAGCATCAGAAGAGGTTCACGGAACTGATTCAAAATATCACCAGAGACTCGTTGATGTAATAGGTGAAGAGATTGGTGAAGATCATTTCTTGAGTGAAAATGAAGATGGTGTTCCACTCTACCAGCAACACATCAATGAAAGACGTGATATTCTCCAACAAAAATACGATACGAGAGATCAAACGCTTGGAGAGAAACTTAAAGAGGACGAAGAAGATATAAACGATGCGATTGATGATGCATTAGGTGACATCTTATGATCGTTCTCTATAAACTTAAAAATGATAGCTACAAAAGTATTGCTGTAATCGATGAAGAAACAGCAACAGTAACAGGTTCTTCAGCTTTGGCGGGTTACATCCGAGATGCTATTAAGCAGTTAAAATCTGTTGATGAGATTGATGTGACCGACCAAAATGTGATGGATCGGATTCGATATAATCTTGAACAGACATACAATAATGGATATATTGAAGTCCGATGACTGAAAATTGGGACCCTGAACTTCAACAACTTGCCGCAGAATACAGTCCGTCAAGAATATGAGTGGTATCTGACGTTCGACTTCGTTACCAGAGTCGAGTTTTTGGTACGTCACTACGACGAAGTGAAGGTTAATCGACTGAAGGATAAGGTAAAACAGATACTTCGGCTGATTCGTGAAAATCCATCTGATCTTCACGATGAATTGAAACAATGTAGACTCGGTGGCGGGGGTAATCCCACACATCGGTTTACAGAACCAAAAGAATCGGAATTAGTTGCTTCTGCCCGATTCCACGGCGATCACACAATCACTCGAACCCCGAGTGATACACAAGAAGCTACGGTTGAATCTGTTCTGAACGATTTTAGATTCAATCCCTGATTATTAACAATATATAATGACTACTTACGGAAATAAGCAAGAACCCGGTATTACGACGGATCTCACCTCCTCGGCGGCAGTTCCGACTTCTGGTGAAGCACCGAGCAATCCCGGCTACGTTGGTCAGGCGGATCTCGAAAACGCGAATGATCCCGCCGATACTGGTAAGGTCTATCAAGTAACACGAGCTTCGAGAGCAGTTGATTGGTTTGGCCCGATGGAATCGAGCCTGCTGACCAACGCTGTTGTGGATGCTCTTAACGAGGGCGCATACCCGGTCTATGCTGTCGCAACACCCGAGGAAACTGTCTCCGGTGAAGATCATTCGGGAGCGGCGACGACTACGGTTAGCACCGATAAGGTGCCTATTCGGGAAGATGCTCTGACTACTGACGTTACTCTCGATGGTACTGACCTTAATGTCAATATTACCCGACTCGATTCGAGGATGGTACGTCGGCTGTTGCGGCTGTCGTCGGTCAGAAGGCACAGCTTGGTCTTGGTAGCACTCCGATCAATCGTCGGCTTTCAACGAACAAGTCGCTTGATGAGGAGCTAAACAAAGCCCAACGTGGCACTCTGAATGATGCCGGTGTGGTTCCGCTCGCTGATGAAGCTCGTGGCGTCCGAGTGACGGACGATCCGACTACGGTTTCCGATAGTAACACCGATGAGGCGAACCTGAATTATGGATTCAATCGGCTTGTTGCTGACTACATCATCGAAACGACCCGAGATAATGAGAAGCCCTTCATTGGGAAGCTCAACAGTCAGACTGTTCGAAACACGCTTGAGTCGATGGTTGATGAACAGTTGAGCGGGCTTCAGGAGTCTGATGTCGTGATCTCCTACGATGTTAATGTTCTCAAGGAGGATGCCGTGACGGTCGGCCTTGAGATGCAGGTTGACCTCGTTGAGCCACTCCGCTTCATCGATAACACGGTTACGATCACTAACTGACGGAAAGACTCAACTCTCTTTAATTTAATTCATTATGGCACGAAATGGTACTCCTGATCGAATCGAAACTGCGGCTAACATCACGTTGGTTATCTCCCGAAGTGCTGGTGGAGCTGACATCGGCAACTATTCGGGCAGTTATGACCCGAGTGATGAAGACGCCCGCTACATCGAAATCCCGATTTCCCGACTTGACGCGACGAAGGAAGTTGAGATTTCTGAAATCCGAGAATCTTCGCTGAAGGCCAGCGGGTATGCTATCACGTCGATCTCCTATTCGGGGTCGATGATGTTTAAAGGTTCGCGTCTAACGAAGTCGGTTCCTGATGGTGATGGCGAAACGGTCGAGAAGAACATCAACGATCTCCTGTACGATCAGTATGGTGTTCCGATGCCGGTCGCTATCAACATCAATCACGATCTGACAGGCGAGCCTGAAGTCTACAAGCACGTTCTCGCGGTTTCCGAATCGTATGAAGTCCGATCCGAGTCTGAAACTGAGACGGCGTTTGATTGGGTTGCGATGGATCGAGCAACCGACCAGCCTGAGTAACACGCCCGCCTTATCGCTGTCTGAATAATTTTTCACCGAAACAAACTCACAATGTCCACTAACACAGAAGAAACCGAAGCAGAAGACAGTCCTAATATTAGCCGTCTCCGAGAGATGGCTCTTCGCGGTGACGACTATCGTTCGATGATTGAGTTCACTTACTACGATATGGAAGGTGAACTATATGTCCGACC